GAACAGGACTGCTTGAAGTCAGACTTCTGCGACAATTCCCGCATTTTACATAGCCACCTAATAGTGTTGTTTCCCTGTCAAATTTGCTTTTCTTGGTGTATCTGATCTGCAGGGACTGTGCTTTTTCAAAAACTTCTTTTGATACGATCGGCTCATGGTGATTTTCCATCACTTTCCACTGATTTCTCGGCACTGGTACTTCTTTCCCTGTTCCGGGATCTGGAATCTTTGTCTTTCCATAGACCATACAGCCTATATAAGTCTTATCATCCACAATCTTCCGTATCATATCACTCGTCCACTGCAATCCTCTTGATGCAGCTTTCTTGCTGTCTGATTTCTGTCGTCTGCTCATAGACTGCAAGGGAGTCAATACACCCTCTTCATTGAATAACTTACAAATCTCCATCTTGGAATATCGCTGATTGGTCAGTTCAAATACTCTGCGAATCACTTCCGCTTCGTCCTCTACAATCACCAGTTCTTTCTTATTTTCTGGATTGATTCGATACCCATAAGGTGCAGAACCACAACAATACTCACCTTTTCCCCGTCTGGTGCTGACTGCTGCCTTTACCTTTACAGACTGATCTTTCACATAGAAGTCTGCGATCAATCCTTTAAACTGTACTTCGATGTCTGAACTCTTTCCTTTATAATCTTTAGAATCATATCGGTCTGAAATAGAAATAAATCGTACTCCCAGGAATGGAAAAATCTGTTCCAGATAAGTTCCCATCTCAATATAGTTTCTGGCAAAACGTGAAAAATCTTTTACTACAATACACTGCACTTTATTCTCCCTGGCAAGTTCCAGAACCTGCTTAATTGCCGGACGTTCCATACTGGAACCAGAATATCCATCGTCGTAGAACTCCTGAAAGGGCATAGCCACCAGTTCAGGAATATTGGAAATATAATCTTTTACCAGTTTTCTCTGATTAATAATGCTGTTACTTTCTCCCTCTGAGTCATCTTCCATGGAAAGGCGGTAATATCCAATAATCAGTTTCTGATCACTCATGTTCTACCACCCCCTTAAACCCGAAGTTGATTTCCAGTTTGCCATCACCATATAGATACATACTTTCAATCAAGCCTTCTGCAAGTTCCGCATTGATTCTGGTTGTCCCATCCAGCTCCAGCAGGCTTCGTAAAAATCTGGCTTCTTCTTTCTGCTGTTTTTCCAGCTTTCGTATGGTCTGCTCTAAAGACTTCTTTCTCTCTTCGCAGAACTCTTTCCAGCTATTACGGTCATCTTTCATTTCTATATAGGCTTCTTTGGAAAGTTCCCCCTCTTTATATTGCATAAATGCCTGTGCCAGTTTTTCTGAACGTTTTTCCATATCTACATCCAGTTTTCTGATTTCTGTTTGAACTTCTTTGATTTTGGAAAGAAATACCACACTGCTTATAGCAGACATATCCTTTTTCCGTAAGCCAGATAACTGAAACTGTCTGGTCAGCTCCGAGCGGACAATTTTCTGCAATTTTTCTTCAGAGATAGATTTATGACTACATTTCCTTTCATCCCGATACTGAGCAGCGTTGCAAAAATAATACACATTGCCTCTGTATCTGCGTGTACACATTTTCCGCTTGCAGTCTCCACAATAGAATACATTATAAAATGCTCTTTCATCCTCTTCCCATCCTGCCGTAGTTTTTGTTGTTTTCTGTTGTGCTGCTTTTAACCTGACTTGTGCTTTGTCAAACAGTTCTCGGCTGATAATCGGCTCATGGGCATTTGGCGTAATAATCCACTGGCTTTCATCCAGTATATCACACCATTTTTCACCTCTTTGAAATCTGGATTCATATTTTCTCTGAACCAGATCACCATAATAATTATTTCGGTTCAACACCGCACGTATCGAAGAATTTCCCCACTGATGAAGCTTTTCTCCGTCCTTACAGTACACATGATGATATTGGTTATAGTCTGAAATACGATGTACTCCATCCTCAAACAGCCTGTCAATAATACTCTGTATACCATCTCCAGAAGCATATTCTTCAAAAATCCTACGGACAATCTTTGCAGATTCCGGTTCCACAATCAACTTATAAATCCCATTTACCTTTTCCACACGATATCCGTATGGAGCTGTAGATCCCACATATTCACCATTTTTCTGTGCAATACGTTTCGCAGCCCGTTCTTTTGCAGAAATGTCTTTCGCATAAGCATCATTCACAAGATTTTTGATATTCATGGATAATTCCTGATTCTTAGCACCAGGTGCAAATGAATCATAGTTGTCACATACAGAAATAAACCGTACTTTCATAAAAGGAAGAATCTTTTCCAGATAGTTACCAGTTTCGATGTAATTTCTTCCAAATCGTGAGAAATCCTTTACCAGAATACAGTTTATTTTACCTGCCCTGACATCATTCATCATCCGTTCAAATCCCGGTCTGTCAAAATTTGTTCCGGTTTTTCCCAAATCAGAATAAATATCATATACAGCAATCTCATACTCTCTGTCTGGATTTTCATTGTGCTTCTGAATGAATTCTTTTATCAGCGTAACCTGTGTTTCAATAGATTCTGACTTTTTTTCATCACTGTCTACGGATAATCTGGCATAAATTGCAGCCATACATACCGGAATCCCAAGAACTTTCTTCTCTGTGTTTTTCTTATATCTTTTTGCTGTCCTTGCCATTTATCCCACCTCTTTCCTGCACTCTGTCCGGTGTTCCGCATAAAACCGTCTTATGACTTTCATTTTCTCAATCATATCCTGATAACGGATGTGAATTTTAATTTGCTTATTTTCATAAATATAGATTTTATCTACGGTCAGTGCCAGCAATGTGCGATCTAGTTCTTTGATTTCCAGTGATTTCTTCCAGTCCTCCAACTGAACAGTTGCAGACACTCCACCCTCAAACATTTGCTTTACCAGCTTTTTCTGATTTTCAATCATCTGCTCCAGTTCTTCACATTTTCTTCCGTAACTTTCCCGAAAATCATCAAACTCCTCTTTACTGATCAGTCCCTCTTTCAAGTCATCACCCAAAGATGCTTTCAGACTGTAATAGCGGTTATATTCTTCCTGTAACTTACTAATCTGTGTATCATAACCAATTACCTGATCGTAACTGACTTGCATCTCACAAAGTTCTTCCATAATCATCTGATAGTCTATAAAAAGTGCCGTATATGCCTGAATCTCTTTCAACACAATTCTTTTCAGCACCTCTTCCGGAATACTGTGTCTGGTACAATCTCCACCTTTATTCTTTGTCTGGCAGATATAAAAAGCTTTTTTCTTCCCCTTATACTGATTTACCCTGCGTATCATCGGTGTCTTGCAATCTCCACAAAACACAAATCCCGAAAAAAAGTTTGCACTGTCTGATGTTTTTGATGCTCTGCCATCATATTGAAGCAGCTTCTGCACTACGTCAAAATCATTTTGCCTGATAATTGCCGGATGCGTATTTTCTACTTTCACCCACTCTGCTTCTGGCTTATCCAAACGTTGTTTTACCTTGTAGCTGATTCGTTCCTGCTTGCCCTGTACCATGTTTCCAATATAGACTTCATTTGTCAGAATCCTTTTGATCTGCACTGCCGACCATTTCGGTGTGTCTGAGCTGTGAAATCCAGAATTATAATTCTCGCCATTTGCCTTTTTATATTCTTTTGGCGACTGCACATAACGTACATTCAGTTTTTCTGCGATTGCTCCAAGACTGAATCCATCAATTTTCCATGAAAATATTTTTCTTACAATATCTGCTGCATAAGAATCAATCACCAGACAGTTCTTATTCTCCGGATCTTTGCAGTAACCATACGGGGCAAATGCTCCAATAAATTCACCTTTTTCACGTTTGATTTTCTGGTGGCTTCGCACTTTACCGGAAATGTCCCGGCAATAGCTTTCATTTACAAAATTTTTGATTGGAACTACAAATGACTTCTCTGAAAAATCTGCTGTTTTACTGTCAAACTGGTCTGTAACTGAAATAAAACGCACATTTAAAGCCGGGTAGGTCTTTTCGATCCATCGCCCGGCTTCTATATATTCTCTTCCGAATCTGGATAAGTCTTTTACAATCACACAGTTTACTTTTCCAGCTTCTATATCAGTTGTCATTCGTTTAAACTCAGGTCGATCAAAATTTCCTCCTGAGTATCCGTCATCCACATATATATCAAAGATCTGAATATCCGGCTGGCTTTTTACAAAGCTCCGAAGTAACTCTCTCTGATTTGCAATGCTGTTGCTCTCTGACTTCGCACCGCCCTCTTCCATATCATCTTTCGATAATCGAAGATACAATGCAGCATCGTATATATCTGGCATATTCATTTGCATCTGTTCCATTTTACATCGCTCCCAACTTACTTATTCCATTGAATTTGAAGTCAGAAACCATGTATCACGTTCATTTTCCCTGACCTCACATTAACATAACATCTGTACCTTTGCAAGACATTTTAATACATCAACTCCGTCCTTTTTCTCAGATAATCACTAATGGCATCTGTGGCATCCATTTCTCCTGTCATCTCCACAACCACTACATATCCTTCATTCATGTGAGCATACGGCTGATCGCCGGATTTATCCAGAAAAGTTTCCACTTTCTCAGAAATAGCTTTATCCATATCAGGAATTAAATCTTCAATGTCCTTTAACTGCTCCAGATCAACACTAGAATCTATTACCGACTGATTCACCATGATGCTCACCTCTTTTCCAACATATTCTTTGTATCAGTTGTCCTATACCTACAATTTTCTCAATCACATCACCTTACCTTTCACATTTTGTTCTCAAATTTTATCTATTACTATGGCATTGCATATTCTGTTCGGCGTGTTGGCTTCCATTTGTATAACCCGTTGTCAACGTCACAGTCAACCTCTATCAGAGTATTTCTGAATACTGCCAGCTTCTTCGCAA